CTGATTACACAACGCAGTTTCTTTACGTTTACTGCTGGCGGTGAGTTCGGTATTGGTTCCGAAGGAGCTTTAACACAAAATGACAAATACTTAAAACCGTTCAGCTCGAATGGCTCTGCTCCATGCTTACCAGTGCTTATTAGCGACAAAGTATTGTTTGTTGACAAGTCTTATAACACTGTAAGAGCACTGCAATACTCGCTGGAAGCAGATGGATATGAGGCTCCAGATATTACTATTACCTTACGTGCATTATTAGAGAATGAACAAATTATTTCTTCTGATATTATATACGAAGAAAAAGAAGCGTTGTTCTTATCCAAAACCGGTACTATCTGGGTGTTGAAATATATTACAGACCAGAATGTGCTGTCTTGGAGCCATTGGAGACATGCGTTTGGTAAGATAACCAATATCTGCGTAGTCCCACATGGAGCTAAACACGATTTGTATATTGCTGTAGAAGCCAATAATAAGAAATGGATTGAAGTGTTAAACCAGAATGAATATATGGATACCGTAGAATACTTTACTGCTACGACAGATACCAAAGTATCTGTAACTGGCATCCCTGGCGATACAAAGGCTATTATACAGGGCAATAAACGCTATTTCGTTACGATTGACTCAAACGGGCAGATAGATTCCCCTGAAGACACTACAACCAATTTTAAAGTTGGCTCTGTGTATGTATCTACGGCTACGCTGTTATCGCCTGTTGTGCAGTCTTCTGACTACGGCCACTCGAACTATGAGGTAAAGAATCCTTTTAAAGTATATTTCTATTACCTCAATTCCCATGGTTTCAAAGTAGGAGTAGAAGAAGACGAGAAAATGGCCATAGAATGGCAACCGGTTAGCGCCGATATCGACAGCGAATTTGATTTGACTTCTGGGAAGAAATCTGTTTTAATACCAAGTAGATTTGATGGCTCTGCCAGAGTGTCATTCGTACAAGAAGAGCCTTTCCCGATGGAAGTGGCAGATGTACTAATACAGACAGACTACGGAGGCAAATAATATGTGGGCAATGATTGCAATGGGTGTTCTAGCAGGTATAAGTGCTTATGGCTCTAACAAAATAGCTAGAGCTAATGCCAAAATGGCAGAAAGTCAAGCTAAGACTAATGCCGAATTAGCACGTTTGAATTTCAACAGACGGACTCAATACCGAAACGAAGAACTAGGACAGCAAGTCTGGAATATTGCACAGCAAGGTAGAGAACTTGCTGGGGTTCAAAATGCTTCCATGGCTGCTTCTGGATTTGACGTATCAACTGGAGACCAACGTATTCTTACTGACACACTACAACGCAATTTAGACAAAATTAGCGGTGTAAACCGCACCTATTATTTGCAACAGTTCGAAGATGAGTTACAAACCGAGAACGATATCCTGCAATATAACTTTGATGCTTATTCACAACGCCAGATTGCGAAATCGTATTCTGGCTGGCGTGGTGCTGCCAGAGTAGGTATGGCTGCTGGTACAAGTGCATTAGGTGCTTATCAGCCTGGTAGCAACAAGAAAGGCGGCATTAGTTCTAATACTGGAGCAGGAACAAATTTCCCTTCATCCAATGCAAGTTCTTATGGTACTTATTTAAATTCCAAGACACCCGGTTTTGGAGAGTTAAAATTTTAAACGGAGATTATAAATGGCGATTCCTTTATCTAATGAAATGAAAGAAGTACGGGCTCCTAGAACAGCCAACTTACAAGCAGTAAATCCAATGCCTGCGGCCAACCAAATGGCTCAGGCTCAGTCTTCGTTTATGGGAGCTCTTGGACAACTTGGAGAGAATGCTGTTAGAGCAAGACAGCGTTATGATAAATCAGAAGACGCTTTTAAACGTAACGAAGCTGAACGTATTTATAACGAACGTACTACTGAACTAAATACGCAACTAGCTCAGAAACAAGGTGAAGACAGAATTAAATTTCAACCTAAATATGAAGCGGAAATGAAACAGGCTTCTGATGTCTATCGGGCTTCTATTAACAAAATCGGAGATTTTGAAATCCGTGAAGGTTCTAAACGCCATATTAACGCCTGGAACCAACGCAATGCCTCTAACTATCAGTACGAGAACTATAAAAACGAAACAAACTTACAGCAAGAAACAATGGCTAAAGCACTGCTTGCTGATAACGAACAACGTGTAAATGCTATTACTGCTGCTGATAATGCCGCTTCGCTTACTGCTTATGCTAATGACCCGAACCTAGGTTTTGCTCATGGCGAGCAAATGATACGTGATTTCTACAAAAACAGAATGGGTTTGCCTGATTCCGTCGTTGACTATTACGTAAAAGACTATAAGAGTAAAGCTGCTATTGCGATGGCTAATCGCTTGGCACAGGTTACAGATGACGTTTCTACAACCGCTTCTTATAACCAGTCTTTGAAATTCTTGGATACGGGTATTAAAGAAGGTTGGATTGCTGCTTCTGAAGGAATTGAAGCTAAACGTACGCTAGAATCCCAGAAAATAGACATGGTTGCTGCTATCGCTCCTGGCTCGCTTATTAATAGTGATGGGACGTATAATTTCAATGCTGCACGCAAATATGCCCCAGATTTAACACAGAAGGAATTATATCAACATATATCCAATTCTAAAGGAAAAGGTGCCGGTAATGCGACTGCCGGAACTGCCCAAACTCAGATTGCTGAAATGGCAAAGGATAACTGGAACGCACTAACCATGGAGCTAGGCATTGCTGACAGATATTCTACTGAAGATTTTAAAAATAAAAACGAGCAACAAATAGCCCAGCAAAAGCCTGCGACAAATAAAGAAATTCTAAATCTGTTAAAACTATATACTTATGGCCATAATTTAATGAATGGTATTGCTATTGTTAATGAGGATGGGACGTATACGGACCCCAACACAGGTGTTACTACGCAAGTAGCTCGTTCTGGGGTTAAACGTATTTTGGATAGACCTACTCATGCTGCAATTAAAGACAAACTTGACCAGGTAGAAGCCGATATGGCTCTTATGATAAACACTGGCAAATTTAAAAAAATATTTAATCCAACTGTAATGAAAGAATCCAGAATGCTAGATGATGAATCCAGGGCATACTTCGCCCAAATGCAGCTTCTTATGCAGTCTAAAGGAGGACCTTCCGATGGATTTCTTTCTCGTACAAAACGAAAGATTACCGAAGGATTAGGGATTGCACAATATGAGGCTACTCCTGTAGTTACCATCCCTGAGATGCGTAGTGCTTTAAATGGAGTTCGTAATGGTATTAAGGCAGCACAAGAAAAATATGGCTTTGACCCTAGATATATGAGTGATGACTTGCAAATGCGCAGACCTGTATGGGCTATGCAATATAACGAGAAAGGTGAATTGGAGCGTATTCCAGGTCAGGATAAGCCTACCAACATGGCCACCGTACTTAGTATGGAAATCGGTTATGCTACCTTACAAGAAATGGACGACGGTATGTTTAAGTCCATTTATGGAAACTTCGCCCAGAAACCTACTTCTGTTGCTGATATGCCCCTTATTGGTGGTTGGGATATGGATTTTAATGGCAATGCAAACAAAATGACTATTGCCAATAAATTGAATAATATAATGGACCCGAATGGTCCTGTTCAAACCACTATTGGTAATATGATGTTCCCGTATTTCGGAACATTAAGAGCTAAAGCGTTCGAAAAATGGGGGCCCAAAAACACTGGTTTCTCTTTTACAGATGCTGAGGCTGTTGGTGCTTTCGCTAAGGCTGGCAGTGCTATTAAGAAAGCTTTAAAGAACACGAGCTACACCGGTACTCAAATGCCAGATAAACAGTTTCAGGATATGCAGATTCTGGATACTGTATTCAGCGGTAAGCCTAACAACGAACCTTTGACGTATGACGAGTTCTCTAGAGTACACGTAATCGCTACTCCCGAGGCTTATAATGGCTATTTGATGGATTATGGGAACAATAATGATATTGTTGATACGATTCTTTCAGTTAATTCTTTTAGCGAGGATATGCCTGCTAAATACTTTATGACTGAAAAGCCAGAAGCTATGCAAGTATTAGACGACATGTATGCTATGGCCAATGGACAAGCTCCTTCAAACCTTGATTATCTGGACCAAGAAATCGATGTGCAGGATGTATTCGCAGCTGGTGGTGTGCACTCGTTTAATGCTCCTAAAATCGCTTTTGGAGAAGCAAAAGTATACGCCAATGAATCTGAAAAAGAGCTTATTATGCACGGTCAACCGTTGTTCTTTGTGAGCGCAAACAAACCGTATGGATATGTATTGCGCAACAACCAAATTAAAAAGATTGACTGTAATGCCTTTCAATTTGTATCCTTACTAGGGATAGCGAAACAGGCTTCTAATGAAATGGGTAAGAACTTGGTTACGAAACAATCAGGTTCTGTTCCTGTTCAAATGATTTCGAATCAATTTAAACTGAGGTAACTATGGCAGAAGAAAACCAATTATCAGGAAATTTGTTACAAACTCAAGAAGAAGCAGACCGTAAGGCTGCTGCTCAAGGTCAACAACCGGCTTCTACACAACCGGTTTATAATCCTTTAACTGGCCTTAGCCAACGGCAGTTTATGCAAATTTTGGCTGGTAATGACCCTTCTAAACCGATGGTGACTACTGACCAATACGGTATTCCTCAATTCCATTTAGAGAACTATGGAAAAAACCAACCTACCCAAGTAAATATTAACCAATTCGGGCAGATTACTGTTCCTGCTGCTGAGGAAGCAATGAGACAGAATGCAGAACAGATTGCTCAAGAACTAAACGATTTTCACGCTGCTTTTGCTCCCGAATTGGCTAAAGACCATAGAAGAAGCTCTTATTTTAATGAGCTTTTGCAAGGTGGTGCACAGTTTTTTAGCGAAGCTGGTAAATCCGGCGGTGCTATGGTTATGCACTCTGCTCATGGTCTATTAGCGCAAAAACGCAACTTTAAAGAATTAGAATGGGACTTCATTAAATCTGAGCATCAAGACGACCCAAATTTCCAATTAGCTGGTGCTGAGGTTAAACGGTTGGAGGATGCTGGCTTCTCGCAGATGGCTATCCGTGATGCCGACGTTGACAGTATGGATATGCCAGAAGAAGCCAAAGACTATTTTAGACAGTATCAGAGTTTGGTCGGTGCTCGTATGGCTGATGAAAGACGTATTCGTATTTCTATGTCCTATGAGACTGATAAGACTTGGATACAGAAAGGCATGGAGAATAGCGATGCTTTAAAACCGCTTGGCGGCGATGAAGAATCTACCATTAACTCTATTGCCAAGATGTCTGGCCAGGTGGCTGGTTCTGTTGCCGTTATGTACTTAACTGGTCGCTTAGTTGGGTTAGGTGGAGCTGCGCTAACCAGAGCAAATGCAGCATTAAAGGCGAAAAACGCTGTTGCGTTAGCACAGGCTGGCGGGACGGATGCTTTCCTTACTGCTGCTGCTAATATTGGTTCCAAATATGTTTTTGCTCCGTCTTTCTTAAATCAATATGACTCTATTCGCACACAGTCTCTACTCGCTGGTAAATCACTCGCAGAAGCGAATGCTATTGGCTTTGTAGCTGGTGTCGCAGAAGGTGCTTTAGAATTTGCTGGTTTTAAATATTTTAATCGTTTCTATACCGATGGCGGTTGGTTTAAGAACTATGCAATTCGCAATATTATCCCTGAGTCTTTACAGGAAGGCACTCAAACCTTAGCCGAGAATACTATTACCCAACTGTTTGGTGTAACTGATAAACAGTGGGAAGATATTATGACCGAAATCGGTATGTCTATTATCGGCGGTGCTCTCGGTGGTGGTATGTTCTCATTCTGGCGTGCAAGAACGCTAGGTATGGATGCCTGGATTTCTAATCAGGCAGAAACGCTTGCTGATAGCTTTGGCAACTTAAACAAGCAGCAAATCAACCAAGTCGTAGACGTCGTGCATAAAGCAATGGATGCGAATCCCACCACAGATGCTGATAAGTCTCCTGATTTTAAGCAAATTTTCCGTGAACAGGTAGCAAAACAACAAACGCAGGAACAGCAATCTGTGCAGGAGCCTGTACAACAAGTGCAAGAGCCCCAAAAACAGTCTACAACGCAAGATTACTTAGAGACCTATAAAACTCTATCTGATGAGCAGAAAACGGCTGCTAAGGCCTATTTTGAAGCAGTAAACAACCTCAGAGAGCATTATACTCGCAGAGCGAAAGAACTTAATCCAAAATTAACTGACAACCAGTTAGCGAATGGATGGAAAGCAGTACAACTTCAAGTATTGGCACAGAAAGACCACAACGCTTTGGTTCGTACGTTTGAAGACTCTATCAACCAGGCTGTTGCGTTCTTGAAACCAGATTCCGAAGTAGTTAAAAACAATACAAAAATTGTTAATGACAAACTATTTGCTGCTGGATATACTCCGGAACAAATTGGACGTCTTACTTCCGCAGACGTAATGGAACAACATGATGAACAATGGAATGTTGCAAGTGAATATATCGTTCGTCAAGCTACCGCTATGGGTATCGCTCCTGCTGAAGCAAAACTAATGGCCAACTTTATTAAGTCTATTGCGTATGACTCTTCGTTAGCCAGTCCGGATTCTTCTCCGAAAGAAATTGTACGGGCTTTGACTAACAGCTTAGTTAACGTACAAATTGCTGCATTGCATGGGCAACCTGTTCCAGGATTATTTCAGAACATTCTCACTAAAATCAAAAAGGAAAATTTTTCTGATTTCGGATTAAGTGAGCTAGTAGAAGCGGCATCCAATATTGCGCAAACGCTAGATGCTAACAAAATAGCACCTACTGAAGCCAATAGTATTGCAGAAATGTTGTTTGGTGATGCTTCTATGGGAGAGGAAATAGAACGCATACAAAACTCTCTTGCAAATCAATCGGAACTGGTCGGGAAAGTTATTGCACACATGCCGCTAAGAATTGAAGGGAATGGACTCTCCAGAGAAGATTATAGAACTATGACTTTGCTTCATTTTATGGGACAAAGTTGGGATACCATTTTCCCCGCATGGGGTATCAAAAAAAATACAGATGACTCTTATACAGAAGCATTCAATCAGACCGCTGAAAAGTATTTCCCGAAATTAGATGTAAATCAACTTGGCAAATTGCGTTTCTTGGCATATAATACTATGCCTGAAGAGATTCCTGGATATCAATCCGAACCAGCCTATTCTCAAGCAGAAATCAAACAGATGAAGACTTCTTCAGGTTTTTACGATGCGGATACCAAAGCAGCAGTATTAGTTAATCCAAAACCGGGTACCGCTCTACACGAAGCCAACCACTTTTCGCTTACCAATTTAGTTACCAGTTCATCCGAATTGGAAAAAATGGGCTTATTAACTGACATGTCTCCAATCCACCGTTTGTATTCTTATTTGCGTGAGGCTACAAAGGTGGAAGGGTTGGAATTAACGGAAGAACAGTTGCAAGAAACGGTCAACGATGCTGTAAACGACTTTTTGATGAATGGGCAAAGCAAGGACCCTAATATGACTGCGTTATTGGTTGAAATGCGGGATGCAGGTCTTAAACGGTATAAAGCTCTTATTAACTCTAAATACAATAAAAAGGGTGGTAAATCTCAGGCAATCAATGAAGAACAGAAATCTGCATTACAATCATTAACTGGCACTATGCTTGCTGGTATTACGCCCGGCACAATGCTCGCTGATGCTTATGCATTACAACAAGAAGCCAGATTAGAAAAATTGCCCGAATCATTCAACAAAACAGAGGAAGCCGGTCTTTCTCAATGGGCAGAACGTATCAAAGAGTTCGGACGCAAATATCCGGTGATGGATGTACCGGAAGAAATGATGATAGATGCTGCCGTACAAGCAGGAAACGCTATTGCATTAGCTCAGATGGCAAGCGCATTGTCAGTTAAAGCTATAGAAATAGCGACTGATTCTTTTATTGAGAACAAGAATTTTTCCACAGAAGGAGAATTAACTCGTGGTACAACTGGTTTGTTCTTTGAAGCAGAAGCGTCTGCTATTCCTGAGAATGCAAGAAAGGTCACTATGGACCTTGGTTTCCGCAAGATGCCTACTATTGGAGAACAACTGAAGGAAGTTGATTGGAAAAAAACTGGCAGTATTGCTGCGCAAGCTGGCAAAAACTTGTTTCAATCCTTGGAGGGCGCTCTTGGAGACTTAGATAATGCGCTAGGTAAGAATGGACACGCTAAAGGCCAATTACGTTCGCTTTTAATGAAGCAGTTTTATGACTACGGCGTACATTTACAAGAGTTCAGACAAGCTGCTGCTCCAATGGTAAAAGCTGTAGATAAAGAAATCAATAAACACAAACTAGCTAAGAGAGACCAGAAGGTATTGGAATGGTATCGCAATTTCCACTTACCATTAAGACAAGGCCAGAAAGGGGCTTATAAAAAAGCTGGTGATTTCTTAGAGAAAGAACTCGGTAAAGAAGCTCGGAAGTCTTATGATGTCTGTATAGAAAAGCTAAAAGAAGTAACTGAAATGATGAAGCAGGCTGGTCTTACTGACTCTCAGCTTGCTGTAAGTGGAGATTTCTTCCCCTTCGCTATTAACGAGTATGACAGATTTGTAAAAGAGTTCTTGGGAAAATCCAACGTGTATTCAAGTTTGGAAAAAGAACGTGCCCGGCTGATTGAAGAGTACAAAAAAAAGCATCCGGAAGAAACGGAAGAGAACTTGGCTAAACTGTATATCGCTTTAGTAGATAACCAGAACTCTATGTTTCAGCGCAATGCTGATGGCGAGAACAAGGTAACTTCTTTCCATCATCGTACTATGGCTTTACCGGATGACGTCGACTTAACCATTTTCGAATACTATGCCGACCCGTTCAATACGTTAGACAAGTATATGGAAGCTGCGTATCGTACAGTTATGATGCGTAACCTTATCGGTAAAGTAACCTACACGGAAGATGGTAAGCCGATTCTGTTAGGCGACCCTGATGCTAGAGGTCAAATCGGGGCATATATTGCTCAGATACCTGTTGGCGCAGTACCAAAAGAGTTATTGGATAATGCTTTAGACAAGATGCGTGCGTTAGCAGCTCGTGATGCCGGAGACCAGAATACGTTATTCGACGTATTTAGACAGATAAACACGCTTACTACGCTAGGTTCATTCTTCAATGCTATGAACCAAGCAATGGACGTACCGTTTATTTTGGCTATGTATGGTCCTAGCGCAGTACAAGAAGCCCTGGGTGATATGATGAGTAAAGCAGGTGCTAGCTTGACTCTGGAAGACGTTGGTGCTCTTACTTCTAACGAAGCGTTCCGTATTCAAGATGAAGCAGTATTATCCAGAATGATTAAGACTACTTTCAAATGGAGTGGTTTTGAATGGACTGACCGCAAAATTAAAGAACTGGCATTAAACTCTGCTGCTAAATGGGCGCAGGATATTATGAAAGAGAACCGTAAGAGTAACTTACGTGCTGGCAAAGACAGTCAACGCTATGCGGAACTTAAATATATTATCAACGAATGCTTCCCTGAATTTGATGAACTCATGTTCGCTCCTGGTACTTCAGAAGAGAAAATGAATGAAATCAAGGCAGAGCGTAACAAGAGACGCAACAAAATGATGGAAGCTCTTGCGCGTGGAGGCAAGAATGAAGACGGCTCTTGGAATGAGGATGCTAAATACGTTTATTGGTATCAGCTGACTAAACTACAGCCTATCAATGCCGCTACGGTTGCTGCTAACTACAACAAAGTAGGGGCAGTTGGCAAGTCTATGTATCAGTTCTCTACTGTTGCAACGAGACAGCTTGGATTCTTGATGGATTTCTGGCGTATGAAATACGAAACCTCTGGTGGTGCTAAGGCTGCTGTAATTGGCATGCTGCAGTTCATTGGATTCTGTATGGCTATTGGTGTTCCAAAAGATGCTCTAGAGGCCATTTTGAAAGGTCGTACGCCTGACACCACAGGAATGTTCGTTATGTCGCCTCTACACGTGTTTATGATTAACGAATACACATTAGCCGTTGCTAAGCGTGAAGGGCTTGTATCAGCTGCTGCAAAGACGTTTGCTCCTAAGTTTAGCTTAGCAGATAACGTAACTAGAGATGCGTTTACTCTATTTAGTGGTAAAGACTTCAAGTTCAATACCTCTAAGAGTATTCCGCTAATTGGACCTCTAATGTATGCTTGGTTATTCGGCGGTAGCGAACAAACGATTAAGCAAGGACGTGATATTCTCGGTCGCACACAAGACCCTGAAAAAGCACGCAAGGTTCGTGAGTCAAACTTGCAGAAAGAACTCAGCTTAGATTATTTGGAAAATGGATGGTAATATGATGGCAAACTTAACTCCTGCTGTAGAAATACAAGACTATATCACACCGCAAGCGTTAGACGCTTTGTATGTGTTGGAAGGCCATTATAAAGGGCCTGAGAGACCAAAGAGTTATAAAGGCAAACTAGATAAGACTACTACCTATTATGGTATGACCGATGCTGGGCTTGCTACTATACGCTCTTCCAAACTGAAATTACCTGATTGGTTGCGTAAAGCGAAGGCTGAAACTCTTACGAAAGAACAGGCAAGAGAAGCAGCTGGCTATTTGGCTGCTGCTCATACCGACATGTTAGATAAAGCGTTCGATGGCGATAACCAAGAGTTTAGTAGGCTCCCGTTAGCTTGGCGCAGTGCTATTTTAACACTTGCACACAGCAACGGTGTAAATGGGTGGATTAAGTCTTATAAAGACGGCAATAGAGGTTCGCTGTTAAAGGCTATTAAGACCGGAGACAGAGAAGTAATCTGCCGTTATATGATGGCAAAAGAAGACGGTTCTATTATGGATGAACCGCATGGCTCCCCGAAATCTGGGCGTATTAACCGCGTATTATCCGCTGTTAAGCTCATGTACGATACTGAGGCCAAAGCGTTCAAAGACGCTAAAACGAAAGACGCTACGTTCAAACGATGGACTGATAATGAGTTTACTGTGCGTAACGTACAGAACCATCTATACCAAATTCACTTGGCTAATTTACGTAATGCAGACTATGAACAAGAAATGCGGGACTTCTCGCAACAAGACTTGCTATTAAAGCCTACCAACGACAAAGATGTAATCAACGATGGTACAGTTCAAGCCCCAATAACTCCGCAACCTGAGAAACCTGGTGTTTTTGGCAAGGTCGCACAGTTTGCAAATGACTTGACTACAAAGGCTAAAAATTTATTAACTAAGAACGAGGAAATGGCAAATGCTACTAACGGAAACAAAGACGTCAATATGCAACAAGGCTCTAGCACTCTTGGGTGAGGAGCCGATTAATAGTTTAGACGACACGTCTACCAAAGCTGCTCGTATTTGCAAGCAGTTTTATGACCTTTCTTTGCGGTCTGTTTTAGAGCAAGGTAAATGGCCTTTTGCTACTATTGAAGAGCCAGTACAGCGCATTGACCTACCTGAATATAGCGAGCAACAGAAATATATTTACGGTATACCCGTAAAAAGTGCTTTAATTTTAGGACTTTTTCAGCGTTGGCAGCGTAAACGCATGCAACGCGGGATTGATTGGGACATCCGTTATATTCCGGAACTAAAAGAAAAAGCAATTATTTGCAACCGTCTGTCTGAAACTAATCCTGAAATTGAAAAGGATATAGACCAAGACGACCAGATTTTAATTGAATATATCGCAGAAACCGAAGAAACATCTTCGTATACTGCTATATTCGTACGCTATTTAGTAGCACAGTTGGCTGCCGATATTTGTATGCCTATTACTCACGATAGTCAGAAATATGCTGCTATGATGCAGGTAGCTGACTCTTTGCGTGAGCAAGCACTTATGCAAGTATTAAACGAAGACGGCCAGGACAAAGTACAATGGGTGGACCCCTTAACAGCCAGTAGAGGATGGTAATATGATTGAGACACAACAATCCAGTATTTCTTATACCGCAGACGGGGTTCAAACTCAATGGGAATTCCCGTACAGTTATTTTTCTGTAGACGATATTAAACTGTTCATTACACAGGATGGTACTCGTACTCAAATAGCTTCTTCTGATTACACTTTTGACGTAACGACCAAAAAAGCTACCTATCCTTTAACTGGCGACCCTGTGGCTGCTGGTTCTACGGTAGAACTAACTCGTCAGACTGATATTACTCAGTTAGAAGACTCTTCTATTCAGAACTTCAAGTCCAATGACGTGGAGCGTATTGCTGATAAGCTAACTCTTATTTCCCAAGACTTGAAACAAGAAATGGAAGATATCGTGGCTCCTGAAGGCGGTGCTATCGCTGAAACTGTAGCAGCTGCGGTACAAGCAGGTATTTCGGCTCACAATGCTTCCAGCAATTCTCATACTAGCCATTTAGTAGCCAAAACCGGTTCTACAATGACTGGAGACCTTACTATGGCTAAGAATGGTACGACTGTATCTGGCGTGCGTTTCTTAGATGAAAATGACACTGGTTATCGTATTTTCAGCGCAAGAGACGTTAGCGATAATAAACAGTTAAGAATGTTTGATGCTTCTGCTGGAAATGGTGTCTTTCTTAATGGTGGTGATTCTAATAAACCTTATTATTGGGATGGAATTTCAACTTCAAGTCGGTTGTTGGACACCTCAGACAAAACCACACTGGAAACCTCTATTGCTGGGAAAGCTGATAAAGATTTAAGCAACCTTACTAGCGGTCTTTCTAATACGATTTGTATAACAGCAGCAACTACTACTTCTACGGCTTCTTCTGCTACGCCTGCTGTTGTAGTAGAAAACTATGTAAATGGTACTTCTTGGTATAGAGTTTATTCTGACGGTTGGTGCGAACAGGGTGGATACCAGGCTTCTGGGCAGTTAATTACGTTCTTAAAACCATTTGCGGACAGTAATTACAGTTTAACAGCAGTTCCCGATGGTGGTACAAATATTGGTTCAGCAACAACACTCAATAGTTATAACAAAACATCGTCTGGTGTTTATTTTACAACAGCAAGCAACAGTTATGCAGTATGGTGGAGAGCTGAAGGTTATCTTGCAAGTGGAGACTAATATGGAGATAAAAGCAACATTAAATAAACCTTATACAGATAAACAACGATTAGATTTTATTGTAACTCAAAACCACAATAACGGTTATGAAATTAAAGAAACCGAAACTGCTTTAGAGGCTTGGGGTTATACCGAAGAAGAACAACAGGAAAAAGCTAAACAAGCTCGTAAGAAAGAGCTAATAGCAGAGCTAGACGCTTTGGATTTGAAGCAAATACGGTCTTTAGCGGCTAATGCTGCAGGCACTGCTACAGATGAAGATTTGGCTATACTGGCAGATTTGGAAGAACAAAAGGCGATTAAGCGCCGAGAATTAAAGGATTTGGAGGACTAAATTATGGCATATATTGGAAAAGTAGAACTCAGCAATAGCTGGGCTAAAGTAGAAGACTTAATCAAAGAACAAGTAGACGGTCAAAGCGCATTCGCTTTTGACTCTGATAGCATTTATCAAGTACAGTCAGAAGCAACGTATGGAGCGCAGATATGCGAAACCACTGCTGCTCCGGCTGATGGAAACGATGGCGAACGTATTATCGGTTCGCAAACTGGTGTGTATAAACCTGAAGGTAGTAACTATCTGTACGCAAAAGTACACACGTTACAGCCTGGTGTTCCGTGCTTGTTAAAAGTTTCTAAAATTGGAGAATAACTATGTCATTCGAAATCCAAAATACTGTTTACTTTGGTGCCGCTGCTCCTGGTTCTATTGGCGGTGGTTCTGCCAAGCCTGTTTATGTCCCTACTCTTCCCGAAACTGGTAAAGAAGGTGTGTTGTATTTAGTACCTACTGGAGTAACTCGTGATGGTTATCAAATCTTCCAAGAGTTTACTTGGTACAATAATGCATGGAAAGCTATCGGTGCTTATGATGTCGGTATTGATGCCACCAATATTGTTTACCAACAATCCTGGGATACTTCTACTGGAACTTGGACTGTAAAAGTTGGCTAATAAGGGGGCTATAATATGGCATTATATCATACAGCAAAAGGGTCTGTAGATTATACCGTTGTAGGTAGTCCTACTATTGTAAATGGTGTGGTAAGTGATTTTGTAAATAATACAAATTATTTAACAATAGATACTGTTATTCCTTTTCAAACCGCTGATACTTGGGAAATAAAAACTGCTTTTGTAGCAAAAGAAGGAAATGGAACGGATTGGCAAGATTTGATTGTATTTGCATTTTCTACAAATGATGGTGTCAAGATTTTACTTCATCCATCTAATAAACATATTTTCGTTGGCGTCAATAATGACAAAATATTATGGAAAGATTTTCTTATATCATATAATACTCTTTATTATTTGAAATTGCAATTTACAGGATTAGCTTATATATTATCAATTTCTACAGATAATGTAATTTGGAATGAAGTAACAAGAGTAGAAACAACTACAAAGACTAACAATAGCGTTAGTAATAGACAAACTATAGGAGTTAATGGTTCCTATACGTACAGTAGAATGTGGTACGGTTCTATAGACCTCAATGAAACCTACATCAAAATAAATGGTCAACCGTGGTTTGGCGTGTGCCCTGTAGAAGTGAAGAAAGTGGTAATTAACAAATCCTTGCCGAGTGGATATACGCAGCTATCTTATCTGCAAGGAGACGCAACGGCTTATATAGAAACGCCTGTTGTGCCTACAGACACTACAGGTATGAAGATTGTATTTGAGTATGGCACAGCAGGTGGAAGTGGTGCTATATGCGGTACGTTCAATGGTGTAAGTCCACGTAAAGACACTTTCTTTGTTTCGACTAATTCAGGTACGGTTGATACAACTTGGGCATTTATTGCACAAGCAGGAAGTACGCTAACAGCAACTAACTCAGAAGTTCCTGTAGCGGGCAAAACTTATACAGCGCTTATTAACTATAAGAACAGCAGAACTTATGGTTTTGAAGGCTTTACTCAGCAGAGTATAGGTTCTAATGGTGTGTTAGCAAATAAAGTTTTATTGTTTGCGCGGTTAAACATTGCCAACAATAACATTACGGCATCTGATTGTAAAATTAAATACGTAGAATTTACCGAAGGTAGTGCAACGACCTATATCTATATCCCTGCAAAATATAATAATACACTTGGCTTGTACGATAAAATAACAGGTGCATTTTTGACCAATACTAATACATCAGGCTCATTCACCTCAGGTGCTGATACAGGTGCAGTGAACTATTTAATCAAAGACGGTAAGCTGGTGTTTGCAGACCCGCGGATATACTTAACTGGTCAAAAGACATACACCATAACTGAAGAAAGTGGTACTATTACCGATATACAAGATGGTATTTTTACCAGAACAATCAATTCTCCTATTTTATCTCGTGATGTCACTTCGACTGAGTGGGCCAATTTTCATACGCAAGATTGGGAAATGGGAAGTTATGTTGATTTGACTGGGTTAGATACTGACACTATATCTAATAACTTTGTATGTGTTGGTTCTAAATTTAATGTAAAAATGGGATTTATTGAAAATCGCACATTTTATGGTGTATTTAATAACGAAAGCTCCACAGTTTTCGTTCCTTATCTAGGAGATAATCCCATTCCAAGCAATATAAGCAATATGGCAAATGGGCCGAGATGGCTTAAATTCAGTAAACAAGGAACAACTGTTACGATTTCTATGAGTGCAGACAATAACACTTGGTATTCCACCAGTTGGTACAATATTGTTGGTAGCGAAGTTGAATACAGACCTCTTGTTGTGGGACAAACTCAAGCTCTTAATACTGACAAATGGGTAGGAGCTAAAGTAGACCTAAAACAAACTTATATTAAGTTAAATGGTCAATTATGGTTCTATGGTAAGAACTATGCTACGCAGAACATATCACCCGTTCCTGCTAACTACACGTATGGAACAACTACTACGTCTGCTATCGGCTATGTAGATATGCGTACGCAAGCGTTTACCCCTGCACCTAGCGGAGCTACGATAGGGAGGGATGAATAATGGAAGAAGTGTCTAAGTATATTGCAGGGCTTTCTGCGGCTGGTTTACTGGCTATATTTGTGTGGTTCTTGAAAATAAAGAAAACACTCAAAGAAGAGTTGGTAGACCCAGAGATTAAAGCCCTTAACGACAGGCTCAAGATATTGGAGGATGCTGTTAAGTCGTTAAAAGCCAATGATAAAGACCTGGCCGATAAGCTGGAAACACAGTTTAATTCGGTTAAGGAATCTTTGGCTATTACGAACCAAAATATCGCTAAAATGCAGGGTTCGTTAGATATTATTGTACAAAGGCTTGAGAAATGATTAAACAAGACAAGATGATAGAATATATGCTAGCTAATGAAAAAGCTCGCTACGAGGCTTTTAGGGCCCTTAGCGTGGCTTTTAAACATATAGTCATAGCTCTTTTACTGTGTATTACTCTAATTGCTTGTGCTTATATGTATTTTGTAGTACCTGTAGAAGAAGTAGAAGTAGATAACGGTAGCAAGACTGTGATACATACTACCGTAGATAATGGGAGTGAGGAGAAGAAAAATGGAGATTAAAGAATTATATCACTATATGACGACTGCTTCTGAGGAACAGAATGACCAGGCTATTGAAGTGTTGAGCGAAATCATGCACGACCTGCAAAAGAAATACCCTGAATATTATCGCAAATACGATAAAAAGTTAGAGTCTATCTACGAGCATGGGAAGCTGTCTAAAGAAGAAGCTAAAGAGTATGTATCGCACATGAGTAATAAGGATGGTTCTAAAGGCGAACACTGGTCTATGAGCCAAACTCAAGAGTACCAGTACAGTCATCCTGATTATGAAGACTTGAATCCGGTATGCTTCTATGTTGCGTTAAACATGATGTATAGCGACTATTACAAGCCAACTCGTACTCTTGATACGTATGCAGAACTAGCTAAGAGTTTTCTTACGGACAAAGATGCCCCAGCTGACAAACTCAGACGGTACATGCATGCTATGACAGATGACTTGCAAAAGTAAATAATCAATAGTACAATTCCTGTAAGGAGCAGCAAAGATGCGCTGCCAGACCGCTAGCAGACCGGGTAATGAATAGTCTGCTAATAAGACTCGGAGGATAATATGTCTATTGATAATCAATACACTGCAGCAATCGAAAAGAAAATCGCTAAAGTAGATGCTGACGCTAAAGCTGCTGCCGACTTGACCAAAATTACTGGTTATGATGCCACTAAAGTACAGGTCCTTAAAAACGACGAAGGCACTATTAAGTGGGTAACTGAAGAAGCTGCTGCTGAATAACTTGTAACCATAAATACGGCTAATCTGAACTTATACTTCATATTGGTCGTATTTTTTTATTTGTATTTTTTTATACAAAATAGTAAACTAACTTTATAATTTTCATAAAAAGGGGTTTGAAAATGTTACTTACGGCACACTTCACTCTCGAAGAACTAGCTACTACGAATAATAAAGAGTTTAAAGAAAAGAATATAGCGTCTGCAAAAAAGCAATTAGGTAAGATGTATATGCTGGCAGGGTTTGCTGAGCGTGTTAGAGAAATAGTTGGATTACCGCTTATTATCACGTCAGGTTATCGCTGTCCCGGACTTAATAAGGCTGTCGGTGGGGCTACTACCAGCCAACATAAATTATGCGAGGCGATAGATTTTGTTTGCAAAGGTATGATGGCAGAGCACATTGCTTGTAAGCTGGCCGCTTCTGATTTAAAGTTTCAACAGTTAATATTGGAGCATACTACCGGTAGGTGTTGGGTACATATTTCTATTGGTTCTAAACGTGAAGTATTACGCTATAAAGACGGCAAGTATTCTGTTTTGGGCACTTTGCAATGAATTTTATTGGCTTGATTAAATCGTTAATAAAACGTAAACTAGAAAATGGAGTGAGTATTAGTATTGACTTACCGTCATTCTATACAGCTCCAAAGAATACTAAAAGATGGTCTGCTAGCTGCACCAAGAGAGGACAAAATGATAATTAGAGAAGAAGCTGTAAAAGCGTTACAAGACGCTTCCAAACTGTTGCAAGAACCGTCTCTACAAGAGACGTTATCACATGCTATTTCCAGCAAGACGGATGCTACGTGGTTGGATTTAGCAGGTGCTGTATTACCGGTTGCTATTGAGTCTGTAGAAAACTCCAAGGTAGTATTACCGGCTTCTATTAAAAATAAAGTGGTAACCGATATGGTATTACCGCTAATCAAGGACAAGCTGCCGTGGTATGTAAAGCCGTTTGCCGGCAAACTAATCAGTTGGTTTATTGACTTAATCGTAAGCTCGCTTAACAAGTTGTTTACGAAAAAATGGGGAGAGGAAATTGCGAAGGTTGAAGAACCGAAAGCTGAAGGAACTATTTAACACTGTCCTCCCTGCCGGTAAAAAGGCGTCCTAAAAAAAAGAAACCCACTAGGTTTTATTTCCTGGTGGGTTTTGGCTTATATGCTAGACAATATTGCGTTAATTCTATTTATTTCATCCGAACATTTATCCATTTGTCTACGCACAAAAGCTGGGTCTATGGCAGATATACCTACTTTGCGTAGTTCTGCTTGTCTGTTCTTCCACATTTTGAGTTGTCTTTCTAAAGAGTTTTTCTTTGCCAGCTTTTCTTTTTCTCTCTGGCGTTGTTCTTCTATATAGTCATTATAACTGGCTGGCATATTTACCTCAAGAAGAGTTGCTGAGCTTAGGACTTGCACCTAATGAACACAAAGTGTATGGTTTTACAGACCATGCCGCTACTACTTACGGGTTATCTCAGCAACACAGACACATCTTGTTTTTGTTTTAATTGCCTCTGTTTGTGTTTCAATTCAGAGGGAGTGGTACATTACTCAATAGACAACATAACGAATTATGTGGTCAAGGAGATGGGTGCGCCGGATGGAGTTGCACCACCTCTTTCTGGCTTATGAAACCAGCGACTTACTGTCCGTCCCCAGGCGCATAAAATCTCGTGCCAGTAACATCGCCCAGACCTACTGGCTAATCTGATGATTCGGTAACGTAGCGTTATTATGTAGGAATACTATTAGGAGCAGTATTCTGTATGCGGGATTAGGACATACAATTATTCGCTCGTTCCTAGGCTGAGACCGATTACTAGTCCCCATCGGCCACCTGGGTATTGGTTATCTCGTTTTCTTCGTATGCTAACAGAGTACCTAGATAACTCTATTAGCACAAATTTATTTTAATTTGTTTTTATCTGTTTTGTCAATAGGTCTATCATCCGCTGACTGGTTATGCTTGGAGTGATAGGTCAAGAACAATAAGTTGCACATTGCGTGTGCTAAGTGAGAAATGCCCGTTTCTGGGTCTAAATCCTCGCCAGACCACCATGCAAACATGTGCCGCAGTAAAGCGTTGAAACAGCGTGAATATTTAAATCCGAGCGTTTTACGCCAATTATTCACACCATACTTCTTTGCTCCGTGTTCCAATACTTTGTTAGTATCCACCAACAAATCAAATGGTAATAGTTCAAATGTAGGCTTGCCATTATCGGCTTTTGCAAATTCTTTTTCTTTCATTTTCCAATTCCTCTTTTATCGGACAGAACTTAGGGTATCCTTGATTACGTCTCATGACGTAGCTTTGTGGTATTTCATTGTCTGTTAAATCACAAATACCTATATCGTTATGCTTACAGACGCAGCAATTATTTAGTACGACTTTCTTTATCATTTATCTGCCTCCAAAAGCGCCTCTAGTGCGACTTCGGCGTTATCCAAACGATATTTCCACTCATAGCATTTAGGATTACATCCTTTACAACCACCGTCATCATCATATAGGCATAGTGCTTTAGCCATACGCTCAATGGCCTCTTGGCGTGTCATAGAAAGATGTTTCAACCTGTCTAAGTTATCGTTTTCTACATCTATATAAATTCTTTCTTCTTTCTCTGCCATACTATTTATCCTCCCAAAATCTAAATAACCCCTGCTCACTGTTGGGGGCCACTTCCAATTATGGGTCACATCCCATAACCTATCCCAACCATTTTTGCTGTGCCTGTATAAGAGCTCACAGGGGGCGCTCGTTTCGCAAGAATGAGAGTTTGCTAATCATTTATGACGGCTAATAGCGGCCGCTTGCTGCTACAATTAGGCCTTATAAGGATTTCGGCACGGAACGCATTGTAGCCAACGCCAGTATTTCTACTGTAAATCTTGCCCTATTTAGGGCTGTTTCTTATCAAATTCTAGCTTCCATTTCCACCAATCTCCTATTGCTTCTTTTTCTGTTAGAAACAAATCTTCTCTTTTGGCAATACCCTTTTCTCCTGCGTGATTTTTAACAAAATATGTGTTTCTTTTTTTATCATAAATCATACTTGCTATTACATATCCGCAAGCATCACAAAAATAAACTGTTTGTCCTATTTTTAATGTCTTAATCTGCTCTTTTGTAGGTGTTGTCATTTTATTCATCTGCTAAATCTACGCAGTCCTCCGCTAATTCATAAATACTAATAGCGTCGTTTGGAAATGTTTTACGAGCAAACTCTTTTGCTTCATCGGCAGTTCCAAAATAACCTTCTACAATCTGGTTTCTACAAACGTCATACCGAATTAAAATATATCTGTAGAATTTTTCTACAATTTCTGTTTCAATAATACTAACTCCCTTTGTTCCATATTAATTTTATCAGTTTTTTGGCTAGTTTTTTGCCTGCTTCTTCACCCAATTCTTTTGGTGTTTTTCGTATTGGCTCTCCAAATTTAGGCCCTAGCATAATCAACTCCTTTTGTTCCAAGCGTCTATTTCCATCTTATAGAAATGATTATCTGCAAAGCAAAAATGTTCAATCCGAAATGTGTAAGTGCTTGGATTTAAAGTTAGAACGGGATGTTCTCCACATTTATGACATTTGTTTACTTGTTTCATTTTCCACTCCTTTTGTTCCAAGCGTCTATGGCTTGTTGTTCGGTGCTTCCTTCTTTCTCTGCTCCACATTTTTTACATCTTGCAGTAAATACTTTGCAACCAAATATAGGGTCATACTACCAACCTATTGA